CGTACAAAATTTTATCAAGTACATAGATCTTTTCAAGCTGTATCAAATGCATTGTTTCAAACAAAAGATTTTGATTTTGGTAACGCATCTAGGGTTAAAAAAATATATGCAGTATATGTTACTTATAAATCAAATGATGCATTAACAGGTTATTTTACTTTAGAAGAAGATGATGGTACATCACACGCATTAAGTGGTACTGTAGGTGCAAATGCAAGTAATTATGCTACGGTAAAACTAACTCCTAGTTCTCCTGTTACTTGTAATAAGATATCTGTAAAGCTTGATACTAGTTCAAACTCTAGGAATGTAGAGATAAACGATATAAGTATTGAGTACAGAGAAATATACAAAAGATCTGGCTAATGATTAGAGAAGCAAGAAGAACACAAAATTCTAAACAGGATAAGATACAGGTAGTAAAATCACAACCATCTGTTAACTCACTCAGAGAAGGGCAAGAAGTTATATACATATCTAAGTCTAACAGATTAGAAAGATATAGAAAAGAACAAGGTAGGTTGTGGACTTCTTATATGTATCCAACACAAGACGAAACAGTTGATAGAGATTTAATTATTGGTAGAAATATTATATCTAACAATAAAAAAATAGACCCTACAAAACTTGGTGTATTTTATCATAAAATATATGATGATGATGTTTCAAGTAATGTAAATACTACTGGTACAGGTTTTAATACTACAGCTAATGATAAGGATATGTTTGAAAACTTACCTTCGGGAACATATATATTTATATTATCAGCAAATGTTCAAGTTGATACAGATGGTGTTGAAGGTGTTTTAAAGGTAAGGACACATACTCCAAATGTTTCAGGAACTACAATTAGTGGAGATACTGACATTCCGGGTGGTTTAAGAATACATACAGGTACGGATACTACAGCTTACGATTCTGGTGATGGTACAGATTTATTGCAGTTTATGGTTGATATGCAAATTGTAACTTTAACAGAAAATAAAGATGTGCACATGCAATTTAAAAGGCAGGCTGGTAGTGCTAGTGGAAGAATTACATTTAGTGATATTAACTTAGTTGCAATATTAATAGGAGGACATTAATAATACTGTGCGTTATAACATATTTATTATTAAATTCAAAGGACTTTTACCATGAACAATCCAAATAATTTATTTAACATGATGCAGACTGGTGGTTTAACTAGCTCTGCTGGCGGTACTGCTCTTGCTAGAGCCTTACAAATGCAATCAGATAGGAAGAGACTGGAAGAGCAACAAAGAAAAGAAGCTAAAAGACAAAAGAGAGGTGGTTTATTTGGTAGCCTTGGTAGTCTTGCTGGTGGTTTATTGGGTGCGGCATTATCTCCTTTTACAGGCGGGTTAAGTTTAGCGTTAGCCGCTGGTGTAGGTTCAGCGGCAGGCAAAAGGATTGGTGAAGGTTTAGGTGCTGGCAAATCTAGAAAATATGATAGGTCTGGTACTGTATTTGGACAACAAGACTTTAGAGATGTTGAACAAGCTAGTCGTGATTATACTAGAGGTATGGGTGAAAGAGCCTTGTTGTCTGGTCTTCAAACGGCTTTAACTGCTGGTCTTACACCCGGTGGTGGTATTTATGGTAAGGTGGGTGGTAAGCTTAGAACATTAGGTACAGTAGGATCAGGTGTAGCTCCAGTAGCCGCTCCCTTAGCTGATACCAGTTCTTTATTTCCTAATCTAGGTGCAAGTTCACAATCAAGTAGTTTATTTAGTATACCAAAATCTTCCTTTGTACCTGCGGGGTATGGATCATCTACAGTTTCTAACTTTACTGGGGGTTCTCCTCAAATAGGATACAACCAGCCATTATTAAATTTTTTTGAAGATGGTGGATACACAGGTTATCAAAATGGTGGATACACTACTTCTGGTATTTTAAGTCAAGCTGGTTTTGATCCAACTGGAGAACAATTAGCATTATTTCAAGAGTTTGACCCTACAAAAATACAACAAGCTAAGGCAGACACAGAACAAAGTTTAATGTCGATGACTGGTGGTATGGGTCTTTCTAGTATGGGTGGTGGTTTTGGTGCAAGACAAAGAGCAACAACATCAGCGATAGGTAGAGGTGAAGATTTAATTGGTGATACTATAGCACAGGAACAAAAAGCGTTTGAATCTCAAACTTTAGGTACAGCGGCTGATTTAATAGCAAGTGGTGCTGAAATTGAACAAACTAATACGCATAATTTACCAGACCCTGATAGTAATATTGTAAATCCAAATTGGTTTAATCAAACTGGTGCAGATGGAAGAGTTTATAATTGGAATCCTATTAATAAAAAATGGGTGGCTGTTCAAAGTGCAGAAGAATATTTTAGCAATGTTCCTGACAACATTCAGTATAACACAACTGAATCTGAACCTAATTATGGTGGTAGTTAATGATTTGGCAATATGGAAATTATAAGTTTGATTGCCAATTACAACCGCCAACTTTAAATAAATTTAAAATATGGAAAGATAAATTTTTTAAACTAGATAATGTTAATAAATATGATGTATGGCTTACTGGTGGATTTGTAGAAGAATGGAATACTAAAGATATAGATATAGTATTAAACAATAAACCTATATACAATGAATTACAAACTATAATGTCAGAAGCGATTAAAATAGGAATTGATAATAATATTTTTGTTGATATATGTCATTGGGATATAAATCCTAATAATGTTGATTATGTTTTAAAAAATAAAAAAACAGTTGTTAAGACAGTGGTAGGCAATAAAATAATACAAGATGGTAATATCATTACAGATTGGACTAACTCTATAGAGGTGTATCCTAATTTATATCAATTTAAAAAAACGTATCCAACTAAAAAACAAATGAAAAGAATTTATAAATATAAACCAATTTTATTAAAGAATTAGTATGTCTAGAAGAAGTATATATAGTAGAAGACAATCAATGCCAGCGGGTACTTATGACAATCCCTTAGCTGATTTTCTTGATGCATTACCACAATATATTAATCAGTATCAGCAGAACCAGTTAGCTCAAAAAAGATATCAAGATGAGATAGATTATAGAAATGAAAGAGCGAGAGTAGCTGATGAGAGGTACAATCAAGAGCAAATAAGATTACAGCAAGAGAGAGAGTATAATAAAAATAGACAAATAAAACTTGATCAAGCCAATGTTTTAAAAGAGCAAAATGATCAAAAGTTTAGAGATTTGAATCTTACTTTAAGTGCACTAAACCCAGAACAGGCACTTCAATATTTAATAAAAGATAGAGATGCAGATGGTGTAGATAGTTCAGATTTAAGATTAATTCAAAAAGAAACTGAAGAATTTAATAGATCTCTTAGCCCTATAATTAATATAGCTCCTGCTGGTAATATAAAGACTATAAATAAAAGTTTACTTGATATAAATACCTTTATGGAAAAAAATCAAGACAACCCTTTGTTTCAAGCAAATTCATCTGCTTATGGTAAAGTAATAGATAAACGTAATAAATTAATTACTAGATTAAATCAAGTATCTAGTGATGGTTATGTAGATCCAAAATACTGGACTCAAGTAGATCCAACAAAAGGTAGAGTTGCAAAAGAATTATATGACAAAAGTTTAGAAAAACTTAATGCTCTTTCTGATCAAAAATCTATTACTAATGACCTTTCTGATCAAAAAGATTTAGATGATAAAATAGAGAAAGAATTAGCAAATCAAGAAAAAATAAGAAGTGCCTTTAAACTAGCATCAATTCCAGAAATTAAAAAAGAAGAAACAGAGAGTATGGCTTTATCTAAGTTAGATGCTTTATTGAAAATGAATCCTGCTGGAGCACAGTCTATAGCTAGTGCAGTTTCTTCTGTTCCTTCAGATATAATTCCAGATCAACCAGCCATAACAGATAGTGAAATGGATGATGTATCTAATCAAATAGCGATGAATCAAAAACAGGTAGAAGATAATTTAGCTATAATTAATGAGGATGTACCAGTTGTGGTTGATGCACAACAGCCAATTCAATCTCCTGAAATTATTAATGAAATACAGGATACAAATGAATTACAGGATTTACCACAAGATACAGGATCTAATTTTATTTTAGATAGATTATTACCCGAGAGAGCTAGGGCTGAAGAGTCTGTAGATAGGGATGAGTCATCTTTACCACCTTTAGATATGGGCTTAGAAGAAGATATGACTACTGATGAACCTGTAGTAGAGGAGGGAATAAAACCTGTTTCAGAATTTAAATCTAGTCGAGATAGAAATCCATCATCTATTGCTAATGCATTAGGTAGTAAAAAAACTTCTCCAGTTAGAAAGCTGTTTAATTTATTGTCTGATTATGAAAAAGCAGAGGTAAGTACTTTACAAGGAGCTTCTAAAAAAAGAGAGTTGAAAAGAATAAACACAAGCATACAACAATTAAGTAAACAAATCTCTGATAAGATTGGTGATTTTATTGATCCTCAAACTGGTGATTTTTCAGATAGTGATTATACAGATAGATTTTACACACAGTTATCAAGAAACACTGGTGTTTCAGTAAGTAAATTAAAAGATACCTTAAAAAGATTAGCCTCTTAGTAATATGTCTGCTAAACCAGAACAATACGATCTTTACGATAAGACGTTAGACATATTATTTAAAAACCCACAATCAGCAACAGATAATATCCTACAACAGGTAGATGCTACTGGTGATTATTTAGAATCTTCTTATGATGTTGATGATTCATTTGACCCTTTAAAGTTTATATCAGAAAGAGATTCTGAAATACAAAAGCTTAGTACTTCTAGTCAGGATGAAACTATATATGGGTATCAGCCTCCTAGTTGGATGCCAGATTGGGTAAAAGCTGGATATCAAAATAGTATTACAGGACTTACAGAGAGAGTTAAGAATGGACAGCCCATAAAAAATTATGATTTAAATTTACTGGAAGATGTTGGTGCTACGTTAATTTCTTTTTTACAACCATTAGACCTTGCAACTATGGTAGCTGGTGGTGGTATAGGTGGCTTTGGAGCTAGGACTGCATTGAAAGAAGGTGCAAAGCAAGCTATTAAACAAGGATTAAAAAAGACATCTACTAAAAAATTAATTGCAAATAAGATAGATGATAAAGTAGCAATGCAAGTATTGGGCGGTGCTCCCGATCAAGCTATAAAAGCAATGGTAAAAGCAGAAATACCTGAAGTTACAGCTAGGAGAGCAGTACAAAATGCCGCTCCTAGGGTGGTTCATAAAGCATTGATACAGGGTGCAGGTGGTGGTGTAGGATTAGGTTTTTATAGTGGTTTATCAACTGCGTTAGCTACAAAGATAGAGCAGGGTGATGTAGATGAGGTAGTAGCCCTAAAAGAAGGTTTGAAAGGTGCTGTACTTGGTGCGGTTACAAGTGGTACACAACCAGTATCAAGAGCTTTTTTTAATAAATTAAAACCTGCAACAACTAAAGCACAAAAGATAGTACAGGAAACAGCAGTTAAGGCAATAGAAACAGCGGAGTTTGGTACAATAGCACCAGTTCTTAGTGGTGAAGATATTAATGTAGAAGGATATGTACATGCGGCGGCTACTATAGGTGGATTAACAGCACAGAGGTATGCATTTGGAGCGGCTAAAAAAGGTTACAATGCAATGCGTACTAAAAAATATGATAGTATTATGGATGCTGAAACTGCCGCTAGGTATGCAATGGATACTGCACCTGATAACAAAAAGAAGACATTAAGAAATATTATAGAATTAGAAGAAGTTTTTGTAAACAAAAATGGAACTAGATATGATAGATTAAAATTTGATGATAAAAATAAAAGAGTTACCCTAAGAAATAAAGAAAGTCAAAAAGAAGAAACTGTTTCTTATGATAGTTTTAATAGGGTAATGTTTAGAAGAGAGAGCTCTGCTCAGACACCAGAAGGTTTGGCTAGAGGTAGAAATACTAAAATATCTAAATTACAAAAACAATTAGGTTTTAGTGATGAAAAAATAAAAGAATATGCTAATAGTGTAAAAATAGAAGGAACTACAGATAAGTTTGATCCAAATCAAACACTTGGCGATTTTATGAAACCCTTACGTTTAAAAAAGGGTAGTAAGCTTGATCCAGACCAAACGGTTGGTGATTTTATGAAACCCTTACGTTTAAAAGTAGACCCAAAAGACCCAAAAGGTTTAAAAGGCTTAACAGCAGTTGAACAAGTAAAATTATTAAATGAATTAAGGCATGAAAAAAGAGTTTCTGATTTGAAGGATTCATTTACTAAGTCTGGATGGGAAGGAGACTTACTCCCTAGAAAAAGATTACTAGATGAAATATTACCAACATTACCTAAAGCTTGGAGACAAACAAAAAATAGAGTATCAACTCAGTTTGGTGAGCTTGCAATAAGAGAATTAAATAAAGCAGATGCTTTAGAATTAACAACATTAGGTACATTTATACAAGAGCTTAATGCAACAGGATTATTAAAAGGTGGATTATTTAGAAAGAAAAAACAAAATAAAAGAGCTGAAGAGATTGCCGATGCATTAGAAGATCCTAGGTATAATCCAAATAACACTAAGCTAGGTAGGCAACTTCCACATTTCGATGAAGTAATAAAGATAAAGAAAGTGCTAAAAAATATATGGGATAGAGCTGAAGAAGCTGGTGTTGATTTAGGGAGGTATGAAGAGAATTACTTTCCAAGAATGATAAAGCCTGAATTTTTAGCAAAGTTTAGTAATGATATAGCTAAGATTGGTTCTGAAAATCCGTCATTGCTTTTTGATAAAAATTCCAGCAATAGAAAATCATTTCAAGATATTGTATCTAGTTATGTAAAAAACAATAAACTAGATCCTAGTACTATTTTAGTATTAGAAAAAGTAGGTGGTGTTACAAAAAAAGATAAGCAAAATATTAATTCTAGAGAATATGCACAGAAAGTATCGCAAGCTCTTTATGAGTTAAATGAAAGAGTTACTATTGAATATCATAATGTAGCTAAAAATGCAGAGATATCTAGGACTGCTGAAAAAATTCCTAAAGCATTTTTAGAAAGAGATGCTAGACTTGTACTTGCTAGATATACTAAACAATTATCTAGGAGAATATCATTTGTTGAGATGTTTGGTAGTAAAGGTGAGAAATTTTATAGTCGAATAGGTGGTTTAAGAAAAGCCTCTAAAGAACAATTAAAGCAAGGTAATCAAAAGCTATCTAAAAAATTAGCAGAAGAAGCTAGGTTGTTAGATCAATTATTTAAATCATACACTAATAAAATAGAAATAGACCCTACTTATAATTGGAAAACTCCTACTGCAAGAAAGTTTTGGAGCGATGTTGTTAATTTAGAAATAGGTACAAAGATAGGATTGGGTTTTGCTGTAGTTCCTAATATAACTCAGTTGTTTATATCTACAGCAGTTAAGACTGGTTATATGCCTATAATAAAAGGTACATTAAAAATGGCTATGCCAACTAAAGAAGGTAAAAAATACAGAGATGAGATAAGAAAGTCTGGTGTATCTAATCTAAGTGTATTTCAACTTATTGCTGGGCTTGAACCATCAGAGGGGTGGGCTTCTACATTTGCTAATGTAACTACAAAGGCTACAGGATTTCAGTTTGCTAATAAAATAAATCAATTAGTATCAGCGGCGGCGGCTAAAGAATGGATATCCGCATTACAGAAAACAGCTAATAATAAGAGCTCATTGGTAGATATAGGAATACCATCTATTTTTGGAGGTAGAAGAATTAACAGAAGGCAATGGGCTATTGATAATTTAAAAGCATTAGGTATTGAGAATAGTAAGGTTAATTTTAATTCTAAAAAGGGAAAGCAATTAGAATTAGAAGCCATGTATAGATTTTCAAGAGATAGTCAGTTACAGAGAAATGTAATTAACGAAGCATCAGCTATGCTTGATCCTCGTTGGCGACCATTCTTTTTGTTTAAAAAGTTTGGTTACAAACAATTTAACTGGATGAGAGAACAATTAACTATGGAGCTAAAGCGTGGTAATATATTCCCTATGTTGAGACTAGCGGCGGCTGGTATGGCTGGTGGAGAAATGGTTACTTGGGCAAGAGATTTTCTAGCAGAATACATATCAGGCAATAAAGTATATGATGATAATAGATTTTTATTGTTTAAAGATTTACCAGAGGCAGTTCCTATGACATCTCAAGGTATGAGTCAAGATGTTGATATGAGAAACTTTACAACAAATGATTTTGTAGATAGGTTTGCTTCCGTTGGTGCATTTGGTGTGATTGGAGATATTGTAGCAAATGAAAACAGAATAAGGGCATTAGAGTTTGCATTTAAACCAGCGGTAGTTCAAGACTTTGATAAGATATGGAGTGCTTTTACTAGAACATTAAATGATTCAAAAGATTATGGTATAGGTGCGGCACTAAGAGCTCCTAAATATATTGCACCATTATTAGGAACTATACCAAGAAGAGGATTAGAAAGATTTGAGAGAAAGCTTGCACCCGGACAGAGAGAATCTTATGTTAAAAGAATAAAGCAAATAAGACTACCTGAGATTAAGCAAGCTATTATAGATGGGGATAGTGATAAAGCTTTTAGAATTATTCAAAATTATAATAATGCTTTTGGTAATGAGAATCCAATCTTACCAGAGGACTGGAGTCCTACAAAGATAACAGATTATATGATTAATAAAATAAAAAAGAAACAAAGACCTTAATCATCATACTTATCATCCATCATTTGCAACGCTTCTTCAGCGTAGCTATCTTCACCAACACTTCTCCAAAACTCAGCTAGCCTTCTGTAGTATTCATTAGTACTTATTACTCTATTCATACACATACCAACTAACTTAGTAAGTTCTTTTCTTTCATTGTCTTTAAGTTGTTCGCTTTCAGGGATCGGCTTTTCTTTTCTAAAGTAATTCCATCTTACACTATCATTATTTTTCTTTTCTGGAAAATCATCTAGTATATCCATTCTAACTCCTATTTGTTTTTAATATTTGATATTCTTCTCTTTTAGCTTTGGTAAAATTATTTCTTTTACCTTTAGACATCTTCATCCAGCACTCATCTAATGCTTCTACCCTAGTATCAAACCCTGATGACACACCACAAAACAATCTATCTGTATCATCATAATCCTCAATATATGGATTCCACTTAGATTTAGTGCAAAAAGCACATACTTTGTTTAATATCGTACAAAATTCAAACATTAAAGAAAAAAAGTGCCCCTAGGATGCCGTATTTAGCCATAAAAAAAGTTTTTTGATATAAGTATCGCTTAACTATTTTATCAATAAAAAGGGGGCACTAGCCCCCTCATTATTAAACAAGACTGAAAACCCTAGAAAGGGCTGTCTTTTTTCTTGTAAGGCTCACTGATAGACCCAGATAAGTATCTTTTTCCATTCTTATCTTCATTAATCCACATGGAGACTTGTTTTTCTTCTCCATTGATTAATCCAGTACCAGTGTAATCAGGCTTCTTATCGCCTTCCTTTTTGTAATCATTCTTCCAAAGCTTGAAAGACTGATCTTTTTGTTTGTATTCAGCCATGCTGTTTTCTCCTTATTATGAGATGGTCTACTTTATCTTTAGTTCGCCAACCAATTCCATTTAAAAGTCTCTTCCTTTAAATTCATAAAGCAGACCACCTCGTTTGTTAACAATTAATCTGCCATCTCTTTCATTATAGATAGCATATTTAAAAAGTATTCATAGTCTAATACGATATAAGGCTTACCTCTATCTTCTCTAACTACAACTCCTTCTTCTTCTTTTTCAGGCTTGAGCCATTGAGCAATGCGAGTTCTTCTTTTGCATCCATACCAATGACCTTCAATCTCGATGTCGCCTTGCTCATGTTGTGCACCACCCCTATCACGATTAAATGCCTCTAGTCCTAAATCTTTTGCCATGCGTACAGCTTGCCTTTGTAGTTCTGCTCCACGCTGTCTAGCTCTCCTACCTCTTCTTACATTTTCTTTGTTCTTCATTCGCACACCTCACATACTTCACCGTATATTGTAGAAGTCTCTTGATGTTCTCTATTTAACATTGCTTCTTCTATCTTATTCTTCATATCAGACTTAATCTTTTTTAGATCTTTTAATAACATCTCATAAGGCTTTCTCCAGTCGGCACTATCCTGAAATGGTATCTCTATCCTGATTAAGTTCTCTAGTGAGTTTATCATAAGCTCTACTTCTTGCAGTGAAAACTTAATATTTGCTACACACTTTTGTTTCTTCATAATATGTCATCCTTAACTAGTTCTTTTATTCTATTACTATACATATATAAATCTTTTTTAGGTACTAAGTAAGCTTGTTTGCTTATCTCATCTCCTTCACCAATAAACTCTACTAGTTTGTAGCCTTCAAACTCTACCATTTCTTTTAATCTTTCTAATGTGATCCACACTATTTCTGTTTCATCTAAATGAAATACCCACCAATCAGCAGTGGTAGTTTGCAAGCCTGATGGTCTATTATTCATTTCCATTTCTATAACTACGTTACCAGTATATTGTGATTTAAAATCTTTCTTTACTTCTATTGTTTTATTTATCTCAGGTATCATTATATCATATTCTTTATGA